TAATAATCTATTCTGTCTATCTGTTGCCGGCATATGTAATATTCCTTGTTACACTATTTATTGTATATAGTAAAGTACGCATATAATTAGGACTTCAAAAAGCCTGCATCTTCGTCGAATCTCATTCTTAAAGTTTCTGAGATATTAAACGGAAGATAAGTGATAGTGCATTCTATTTGTATTCCTTGTTCGTATTGATCAATAACTATTTTGTCTACATTTGTTCTTGGATCGCTGTTTACAATTTTTGTTACATTTTGCGTAATTGCATCTTTGAGTGTTTCAGTTAATGGTTCAAATAAAGCGTCCCAAATTATTGTACCAAATTCAGGATTACTTAATTTTTCACCTTGGCGTATATGAAAATGATTAATTAAATCTTGTTTTATTAATGAGATATCGTATAGACTTACAGTATTATTATCAGGATTTACTGTACTCATGCCTCTATATGTAGTTTTTGTGTTTACAGATTGCTCAGATTTGTTGCCTGGTACTGTAATTTCTGCATAAATTTTTTTCTCTCTTGAACTCATAACGTATTTACCTTGCTTTAATCACCAACAAAAACATCAGGTGAACCTCCGGCTGTTTCTGGATTACAATGTGGTGGTATAGGACATATGCTATCGGGGTTTGCTTGATCTGGTGTGTGATTAACTACAAGTAAGTTATTAATGTAAACATTCTTAGAGCCAGCTATTAACCCTCCACCTCCGTGTGTGTTTGGATCACCATGAACTGACACTAATTTATTATTTGCATATACTTTGCTTTGGCCGGCAACATTAGTTGTCGCTCCACAGGATCTTCCATCATCTTGTCTATGTACAGCTGGCATTATGTTGGTCCCATTGCAGAAGAGCCAGGTGCTTTTTCTGCACATTTCTTTTTCATTGTATCATTTTGAGCGGCTTTCAATTCTGCTTGTGCTCTAGTGTCTGCTACTGTAGTTGATGTTGTGCCTTTTGCTGAACCTGCAGGATTAACAATAGCTAATCTAGCATCAGTGTTAATTGGAGTATGTGCATTAGGAAGATAGTTTTCGTGTCCTGCCCATGGTTCTACTTGCGGCGACCTTGTTGGAACTTTTGCTACTTCTGCAGCTCCTGCTTGAGATGCTGCCGGGCCATTCATATCAATTTTTTTGGCGGTTTCAAAATGATGGGCACTTGTTATATTACTAGTGCCTCCACAAGTAATTTTGCCATCTGCACTGACTTGTATCTCCCAGTTGCCGCCTGCTGCTGTTTGTCTAATATTTTTACCAGCATATACATGAAAATCTTCTCCAGCATTTTGTCTAATATCAGTAGTTGCTGTAAAGTTTATATCTCTGCCAGCTGTAAAGTTTATGTCCCTATCAGCAGTAATATTGTAATCATTTTCTGTATGGACACTTACGCTATCTTTTGCGTAAATATCTATTTTACCATTTGATGTAAGTTCTATCCAAGTTGTACCTTTTGCATTTCCAATATAAATTAAATCTTCAGAATTATGTAATAAAATTTGATGCCCAGTTCTTGTCTGTAAACGTACTAATTCATTTTGTGGAATAGTAGGGTCTCCGCCTGTTTCCATACTTTCTACATTTGCATACTCTGGACCCGATGTTGATGCGGAACCTTTACGTAAAAAATTTGAATCGCCGTCATCCATAACAAAAGATGATCCCCCTAATCGTGATGACGGTACTTGTGTTTGTGAACCTTTATTTCCATATTTGTATTTTGGTGCTCCTGGACGTCTATCGTAAGGGCCAGGTGTGTTCCAACCAAAAACCATACTTGGCAATTCTCTTCTTGAACTAGATGAATTTAATCCTCTAGTGTTATCATCTATTAAACCTGCTGATGTAAGCCTTGCTTCTAAATCTGTGTTTACTGGTTTTACAAATTTTGTAGGATCTTGGCCTTTGTGTTTTGATAATTTTTTGTTATATTCTCCTACTGGTAAATTTTTTGTTTTATCTTTATCATTAAAAGTAGTAGACGGATTTCCTGGAATCTGAAAATTCATAAATTCATCAGGCACACAGCCTAACCAATATCCCATTGAAATATTGCCTTCCACAAAAATGACTAAAACTAAGTTTCCTACATCAGGTGGTACTGCCCACATGCCATAACTTTGTTGTGAATACTTGTATCCTTCATTATCACTATTTGCACTAAATGGTGTGACACCATAAAATCCTGGAAGATATTTTACTTGAGCAGTTTGTCCAGTAGTTTCTGCATTGTTGCCTTCTTCTGTTGTTTTTAGAATTTCAACTTCTAAACCGCCCATGTAGGTAGTATCAAGATGGCTTACAATCCTTGCTAAAAACGGGCCGGGATCTCCTTTAAGATCAATACTACTGGTTCTGGTTTCTACAGCCATTACTAAAAGCCTCCCGAATCAATTTGGTTTTCAGTATTACCCTCAATATAAAGAGCATTCTGTGATTTTGATGCTTGTTGTGGATTTTCAATTTTCAGTCCTGGTGGATTTGTAATTGCAAGTCCTTTGTCAGTTTTAGTTTTTTGAGCAGGACTTTCAGATTTCTTAGGTTCTTCTTGGTTTCTACGTCTAACTAAGGAAAGTGTTTGTTCAAATTTTCCGCCACTAAATTCACTTTGTACTCCAATACATTGATACAAACCGCTAAATGCTTTTGTTGGAATTGTTTTACCCTCAAATACCATAAATCCATCATCGTTTGGTAAATCAAACGGAGTTCTAAAATTTAAAACACAATCAATTTCAGAACTTTGGTAATCCATACTACCGTCTTTTGTAATATTAATAAAGTCTGTTTGTTCTGCGGTGTAATTTCCTGCGCCACTATCATTAAGCCAAAAAGGATCACCCCAAATTTTTAAATCAACTTTAATTAAATCAACTGGACTATCTAGTAAAGCTTCATTGAAATCTCTTGCAACTTGTGTTTCTGACCATTCTTGTCCTCCTCCGCCTGAGGGAGTAACTGCTTTCTTTGCTTTTTCATTTACTTTTGAAATACCTTCTGCAGGTAACACTTTTGCATCTCCTGGATTTTGTTTATTTGGTGACTCTTTATCTTTTGCCACAGCTGATCCTTGAGATCCAGTTTTTGAATCTTTAGATGCTTGCCCTTTTTGTGCACCAATACCTACAAAAAATGCGTTGTTAAATTGTATATCAAAATCTAAAACATCTTTGTTTTTTCCAGTATAGATATAATTATATTCTTTGGCTGCTTGTAATTTTAAATCTTCTATCTTTGGTGTAATTTTACTTGGAGACGCAAATCTTCCTGCATTAGCTTTATATGGCACAATTCTGTAAACAAAAATTTTAGGATTCTTGCCTGTTGAGTCTACTGTAGCAGAATCGTTTGTTTCAAACACTTGAGACTCAATTTTAAACCAATCTACCATATTATTTTTATCAGTATTTTCTAGTCTCTTTTTCAAACCTCTACCATATTCACTTGCGATAATAATTTCTTCGATTATATCTTGTATTTTTGTTCCTGCCTTAAATTGAAAACTTCTTGTTGTTTCAGGCATAGAACATTTTGCTCTGCAAACTACGCCATTGTTCATTGTAGCAACATTAGGTTCTGTCTGCGGTTTTGCTCCTGCATCATTTTTTGATTTTACAATTTTTGCTTTTCCTATATCATTTATATTTTCTGGATTTTCTGCATATTTTCGTATTGTCTCACCTACTTCTGATCTTTGAATTGTAACACCCAACAATTTATTAATTGTTTCGTCAAACTTCTTAGGTACATCACCTGCTTGTATTCCAGCTATACTTTCAAAAATTTGTTGTTTTCTTTCTTGACTTAAATCTTTAAGCTCTCCTTCTGCAGGAGTAGAAGTTGTAGCACCTGTAGCTTCTTCACTAGGTTTTCCAAGAATTGCTTCTTTAGCTGTGCTCCTACTTTTTGGAAACATAATTATATATTGATCTGTTTTGCTAACTTGTTTTGCTTCTTTTCCTTTAAGTAATCTTTCATTTAAAACACTGGTTAAACTTTTACCACCTGTTTGTAATACTTCCTGTACATCTCTTCCAGCCAAGTTTAAATCATTTTTTGTTGCTTGTTGATTATCGCCAAATGACTGATCGTTATGCTTGACATATGCTACATCATATGTACTACCTTGCTCGGTTACATTGAATGTACTGTTTATAATATGTATGGGGAAATATCTTGTAGCCCCTGGCACTAAACTTACATTACCGTTATCATCAAATCCTTTGAAATGTAAAGTAAGCATGAAAGGTGCATCTATGTAGTTTTTGTATCCGCAACTAAGAGCACCAATTTGCAATGTTTCATAAAATAATCCCATACTATAAGGTTCAAATATTTTGAAAGATCCGTTTATAGCATCTGCTTGTTTTGTTCCTTTATTGTGTGTAACAACTGTTTTAATTTCAACATCGTCTATATAAAATTCAACTCCACCAAGAGCAAGTTCAGATGCTGTTTTAACTTTGGCAGCTCCTGAACCTCCTGATCTACAAATAATTTTTTTTGGTCCATACCGCCTGTATGTTGCATCTGGACGATTTAATTCATCTACAGTCAAACAGGATAATGTCCATATATAATTTACACTTGCATAAGGTTCTAATGCGTTAGACCAAGGGGGAGCTCCAACACCTCTAGGAATCAATGTTTTAAAACGTTCTTCTATTAAAGTTGCACCTAATAAAGAAGTTGCTACTGTTGGAACTGTTTTTGATAACGAGGTTATTGCACCTTTGATTTCATTAACAGATCCTTCAACTGCACTATTAAGTCCGTTAATATCAATATTTGGAGATATTTTTAATAAAGGATCCATTTACCCTCCTAATACTTCTGTAAGTTTTGCTCCTTGTGGCAAATAAATTTTTGTGCCTGTTTGCATATCGTATACAGGATCTTTTATAACATTCATATTACGCTGGGCAAACACCCACCATAATTTTGTTGATCCATAAAGATCATAGGCTAAAAGATCTGGACGATATTGGTATTGCGATTCAATAGTATATAAAATGTCATCATCATATGCTGGTACTGGTCTAATACTTAGAATATCTAAATATTGCCCATTAACTACTTCAGTATTAGCATAAGGACTGTTATTATCATAAGTAGCCATTAAATAAATCCATCTCCGTCTACAAGGCTTCCGCCATTTACAAAATCATCTAGGCTAAATCTTGCAACTTTGCGTCTGCTGTAAATTGGTTGACATGTAACTGATATCATACTTGAAGTAGGCACCCATGATCCTTGTGGTCCGATGTCAACCTTCATGTAATCAACATCTGGTTCTAAGTTTACAGTAAAGTTTGTAATAATTACAGGAACTTTAGGTAAAACATAATCGCCATAACCTGTAAGTTTTACAAGCGGTGGTGGAGAACCTTGATTACTTGTATCACCGTATGCCATTTTGGTTACAGAACGCAAATAATGCACAGCCGCTACCCAGTAAAGTCCTTCCAAACTATTTTCTATCATAAAATGTCCAGTTACAACCATTGCTTTCGGATCTGAGTTCTGATATGCAAAATACGGATAATTACTATGTACAGGTGTTACAGCTTGATATGCAGCATCATGTTGCATCATAATTTGTGGAGTATATGGAAATACTAGACCGCCGGTTTCAGTTAAAGGTGCTAATAAAGGACTGCTTGCCATTGTCTGAGGAATACTTAATTTGACACGCCAATCATATTCAGAGGAAGTGCCAAACGTTGCACCTACAATACCCTTTGCTAATGGATTTGCTCCTGCTAATAAATTTACTGCTCTAGCCGCTTTGCCAAAACCTGTATCTGATAAAAAATCTGTAGCACGTTGGACTGCTCCGCCCAGTACGCCTTTGCCTACATTTAACGCTTCTGAACCAACTGTTGCAGATACACTTGCAGCGGCGTTGGCTAGCTGTCCACTATCTGTGGCTAATGCGTTACGTATACTTGAAAATCTTGTTGCCATATTTTTGGTAACTCCTATACATTATTTAGTTGACAAAATTAACTACATACATTATAATAGAATATAACTTGGAGTAAAGATGAAAAAAATTAACTACTTAAACAACAAGGATATATTATCCGAAATACATAAGTCAAAAAGCACATTTAGTAGCTTTACTGACGACTCATACAATCAATTTGATATAATTCTTCCTAGTTTGGAAAGGATTAATATTAGAACTATTGCTGAAGCAAAAAGAAATAAAGCAAAAAGACTAGGATTACAAGACTATGATAGCAAAAAAGCACAAGGAATAAAAGTAAAACTAGCCGAATGTGAGGTTGATTATAAGAAAATTACAAAACAAGAACTTATTTTTAGAATAATGACGTTCGATCATATTCCAGAAGAAAAAGGCAGGAAGAAAAATCCTAAAACAATAGCAGACACAAGAGTAAAACTAAATTTTCCTCCATTCCAACATTGGAAATTTAACGAACACGATGATTTAATTTGTATAGGTAAAAGTCATTGGGTTGGGGGAATGGAAAACGGCTATTTTTCCAAAACAGAAGGACAAGCTACTCCTAAACTAGCTAATATGTGGATCAAACTATGCGAAAGATACGCTACGAGAGGAAATGTTCGAGGATATACATATAATGATGAAATGAAAGGTCAAGCAATCCTACAATTAGCACAAATTGGTTTACAATTTGACGAATCAAAATCAAATAATCCATTTGCATACTATACTGCGGCTGTAACAAACAGTTTTGTAAGAGTAATAAATTTGGAAAAACGCAATCAAAATATCAGAGATGATATTTTAGAACAAAACGGTATGGATCCAAGTTACACTAGACAACATGCAGGTGAATGGGAAAGTTATATGAAAAGGGAAGCCGAAGCAAGGGCTAAACAAAACTAATTGTTGACTTTTTATACATAAGACTTTATAATAATACAGGAAATATAAGGAGTAATATTTGTTCAAGAAAGCAGCAGTCTTTACTGACATCCATCTGGGATTAAAAGGCAATTCAAAAGTACATAATGATGACTGTGAGCAATTTGTAGATTGGTTTATACAGAATGCAAAAGAAAATAATTGTGAAACAGGAATCTTTTGTGGCGATTGGCATCATAATAGAAATAGTTTGAATCTTACCACTATGGATGCAACTATTCGTAGTATGGAAAAACTTGGCGCAGCGTTTGAACAGTTTTTCTTTTTTGATGGCAACCATGATTTATATTATAAAGATAAACGAGATGTGAATTCAACTGCCTTTGCAAAACATATTCCAGGTATCACTTTTATTGATGAAATTACAACACAAGAAGATGTTACTTTAGTACCTTGGTTAGTAGGAGAAGAATGGAAAAAGATTAAAGACATAAAAAGCAAATATATGTTTGGTCATTTTGAATTACCAAGTTTTTATATGAACGCAATGGTTCAAATGCCCGACACAGGCGAACTTAAAGCAGAACATTTCAAACATCAAGAATATGTGTTTAGCGGACACTTCCATAAAAGACAGCAACAAGGAAAAATCCATTACTTAGGAAATGCTTTTCCACATAATTATGCAGATGCTTGGGACGACAAACGTGGCATGATGATTCTTGACAGAGAAAACAACAAAGAGCCTGAATATATAAACTGGGAAGACTGTCCTAAGTATAGAACGACTACACTAAGTAAACTATTAGATCCTAAACAAGACATTATTAAAAGTAAAATGTATCTTAGAGTTACTATAGATGTACCGATCAGCTATGAAGAAGCCAGTTTTATAAAAGAAACTTTTATTAATCAACATAAATGCAGAGAAATTTCATTAATTCCACAAAAACAAGTTGAAGAAATATCTACTGAACTAGATATACAACAATTTGAATCAGTTGACCAAATAGTTGCTGGTGAGATTTCAGCAATTGACTCCGATCAATTTAACAAAAAGACACTTATGGATATTTACAACGACCTATGATAGAAATTAAAGACTTAACCGTAAAAAACTTTATGAGTGTGGGTAACCAGACTCAGGCTGTTGATTTTAATCAAGATCAACTTACTCTAGTGCTTGGTGAAAACTTAGATCAAGGAGGTGATGACAGTGGTTCACGTAACGGAACTGGAAAAACTACTATCATTAATGCCTTAAGCTATGCATTATTTGGACAAGCACTAACAAACATAAGAAGAAACAATTTAATTAACAAAACTAACAGCAAAGGAATGTTAGTTACACTACATTTTGAAAAGAACGGAGTTGATTACAGAATTGAACGAGGACGTAGTCCTAATTTATTAAAATTTTATGTGAATAACGAAGAACAAGAAATGACAGACGAGTCGCAAGGTGATTCACGTAAAACTCAAGAGTTTATTAATGACTTGTTAGATATGAGTCACGACATGTTCAAACATATTGTTGCACTAAACACATATACTGAACCTTTCCTTGCTATGAAACAAAATGATCAACGTGCAATAATTGAACAACTACTTGGAATAACAATACTATCTGAAAAGGCAGAGTCTTTAAAAGAACAAATTAAAAAAACAAGAGAATTAATTACTGAAGAAACATTAAAAATTGAAGCAATACAAACTGCTAATGAAAAAATTAATTCTACTATAGAAAATTTACAAGGCACCCAACGTGCTTGGCTTGCAAAAAAAGATCAAGATGTTAAAAAACTAGAAAATAGTATTACTGAACTGGAACATTTAGATATTGATACTGAACTTGAGTCACATGAAAAACTAGGTGCATGGAACGAACATAATAATCAGATCACAGGACTTAAGAAAGAATTAGCTACACTAGAGCCAGCACTACAACGTGCAGACAGATCAGTTGATGCAGTTGCTAAAGATATAACAGATTTAGATAATGCTACTTGCTATACTTGTGGTCAATCTTTACAGGCTGACAAAAAAGATGAAATATTAGAAAAGAAAAACAAAGAACTTGAAGATGCAAAAGCATACGCAGATGAAATAAAAGTAAAA